CCCAGGCCTTGCCGAAGCAGGAGGCCATGAACTCGTCCAGTGCGCCGTAGCGCCACTTGGTGTCGATGTCACCGCCCACGTCGACCGTGGTCTGTGTCTTGCCCTGTGACATTCGGCTGAAGCCGATCTCGTTGTTGTCTTCCGAGTTGAAGGTTGGCGTCAGACCGTTGCTGACACGGGTCAGGACGTTCCAGTTGCCCGATGGCGTGACGCCTGGTGTTACCTCTTTGATCCAGGCGAGCTGGACCTTCGCAGCACTGGACATGGTGCTCTCCTATCGATGGGCGTAAAAAAACCGCCCTTGGGCGGTGAGTTGTGAGGGCTCAGTAGGCCCTGTAGGGAATCGAGACGTTGACCTGCCACCAGCCATTTCCCTCGTCGCCGATCACGGCAGCCGAAGCCTCGAGGCATTCGAATTGGGCCTCGGGCGCGGTGTAGAACTGGAAGTGGGTGACCAAGGTGTCAGCGGCGCGGGTGATGGCCAGGGTGCCGGTGTTGCTGCGCACGAACAGCTGGATGATGACCAGTCCGGTGCGACGCACGACTGGGCCCAGGCCGATTTCGGTTGTGCTGGATAGCCCCGGCACATCAGCCAAGCGCGCCCAGATAGGCTTGCCGGCAGGATCAAATGGCCCGCTTGGACTGTTCGGATAATCGACGGCGCTGGCCGGGATACCCGCCCACTGCGTCATGCGGCTGATGATGATGGCGCGGATCTTCTCGAAGGTCATTTGCTGTAGGCCTGGGTCACGCCATAGAAGGCTATGCCATAGACGCCAGCGGGCGCCTGCTTCGAGTGCCCGTCTTCCAAGGCGCCGGCATAGATCAGGTTGTTCTGCGTGAAGGTCACGGTGTACGGCTGGAGACCAGAAAGCACTCTTTCAGCCTTGGACAGAGTGCCTTGGCCAGACTTGTCGTATTCGTCTACCGAGTAGTAGACCGGCGCACCAATGCTGACGATGTTGTTGGCCAGGAAGCGCCCAGTGTCCACCGGCGCCCGCAGCACGATCTCGTTCAGCATGGCCAGAGCTATTGCTCTATGCCGGGCCGCGACGGATTGCTCAACTTCTTCCATGAAAAGGCTTGGCGGCACGCTCCATGACCTGCCCGCCCTACCCCTAGCCATCACGCCTTCCTCAGTTGCAGGTCGTGATGTACACCTGCTGGGTCGCCTGCCACCCGGTGCACGCGGTAACCCTTGGCCGGAACGCCCAGGATGCCAACCACGTCAGCGGTCTCGATCAGATGGCCAACATCGGGCCTGTCCATGACCTCGTTGGTCAGTGCGATCAGCTGGATGTCTCCCACCTTGATGTTCAGCCCGTCCACTCGATCCGCGCTGTATTCGTAGAACACACCGCGCCCGGTGTAGATGACTGGCTGAGCTGTGGTCGTTTCGGAGACAGGATCCGTAACCCCAGCGCCCATATAGCTGCCGGTGAACTTGGTCACCGACTCGGAGAACACGTCATCAAATAGCTCACCGAATATTTCCTGCATTTCTTCGCGCATAGTCTGGCCTTATCGTATAGCGAGCCTGGCAACGGCAATTGGCGATCTCGTCATAACCGGCGCCCAGGCTGCGGTCGCCTGGGTAGCGCAAAAGTGCGCCAGCGGTTGAGGTGAAGGGCTGGCCGAGCTTTCTAGACTGTCCGTCCATGCCCGAATGGCTGTGCCGGACCTTCTCGTCCCCTCTGGTCTCCCACGTCTTGTCGATAGACTCACGCGGGAATCCCTTTTCGACCATCTGCTCATAGGCCTGGTCTCGCCCTGCGCTGAAAGACTCCAGCGCTTCGGTACTGGCGATCATTTCCGCGTGGGTTCTAAGGAGGCGATCGGCGTATCGCCCTACGATCTTGTCAACATCGGCCTTGGCCAGCGCCTTGCCCTTCTCTGCTGCCTTGAGCACAGACCTATCGAAGCGACGATCTCGACGCGAGCGCTTTAGGTAGCGCCTGACCTGCTCAATGTCGCCACTCAGCAGCTGAGTTCGTGCATCGGCAACGTACTGTGCGAAGTTTCCTGGCAAGCCAAGCGCGCCGCCCGTCCGGTTACCCGTTTGCTTGCTGACTCGGCCGACCAGATCCAATGCAACGCTTTTTGGAGTCCGGCCAGCCTGAACCCCTGCAGCGACGGTGGTACGCACTGCATCAAGCAGGTCCCGGCTTATTTGCGTCCTGACCTGGTTCATCCGCTCGCCCACCCAGGCATCGGCAGTCGGTGCAAGCACGTCGAACTCAATCCTTCCGACAAATCTGGGCAGCCGGCGTGACTCGTACTTTCCACCAGCGATGAAGCCAGCGCGGACAAGCTCGAACAGTGCTGCGAAGACGCCTACAGCCAGATAGCCGATCAGCGATGACTCATCGCCCTGCTCGATGTACTTCTCCACCTCAGCGATCACGGCAGCATCGACAGCGCCTGCTATCTGCTGCAAGTAGGCGCGCTGCATGGCAGGTTCCATGCCTTCGATCTCTCGAATGATCTCGGCCTGGTTCACACAACCACCACTGCAGGCATGGGGCAGCGCAGAACCATGATTGGCGCAAGGATGTCGTTGACCACACCTACGATCGGCTTGTTGGGCTGTCCATCCACGTCAGAAGGCCCGAAGAACTCAGTATCAAGCGGCCCCACCTTTGCGCTTTTCACGGCCTTGGATGCCACATAGTCAGGATTCAGGCTTCCAGGCTTTGCCTGCTCGCGAGCCGCAGCCTCATATGCAGCAAGCTCAACCTCGCGAGGCACATCGTCAGCAGATATTTCGTAGCCGTCTCGATCAGTCGCGCCCGACCTGGGCCACTGACGGACCTGAGCACGACCGCCAGTCTTGCGGCCGGGAAAGGCCAGAACACAGCCGCTCGTAGGGATCTGGGTTCCAAGACCATCGATGTAGGCTGATGCCCGCGCCAGCGCGCCTTGCTTCGCCTGCTCAGTGGCAGCCGCCCAGGCAGCGTTGCCACGGGCCTCTTGGTAGGCGTCTGCGCCTTCCACGGTACCGTAGTATTCAGCCATCATCGTTCTCGAATGAGTGGGCGCCGGACTGGCCGGAACGCCCGGGGTTGTTACGGATGCTTGGCCAGTTCGGCCTGCAGCTCTTCCAGGGTGACGTCGTCGCCGACCTGGATGCCCTTTTCCTTGAGCTTGGCGATGGCGTCGTCCTTGGCCTTCGCTTCGGCCTCGACCAGGCGATCCTGGAGGGTTTTCAGGCTGGAGTTCTTGCCAGCCTCAACGCCCAGCGCCTTGAGTTTGGCGAACAGCGCTTCCTTGTCGCTGTCGTCGGCCTTCGGCGGGGTGCCGGAGACCTTCAGGAAGTCCAATCGGGAAGCCTGCTTGTGGCCGTCCTCAGTCAGCTCAACCTCACGACTCTGGCCGGGCAGCAAGAACACCACGCCGGAAGCGGTGCGCACGCCCTGGGGCGCCTTCGAATTGTTGGTCACCTTCATGAAGCTCTCCTATCAGGCCGCAGGGGCAGTGATTTCGTCGAGGTAGAAGAACGCGCCAGGCAGGCGGATCTCGGTGCCACCGGTGCGGGCGATGATGCCGGTCTCGAAGCCCATGATGGACTTCTGACGGGCAGCCAGGACGCGGCGCGGCATCGGCAGGTGGAAACGAACCACCTCCGGGTCCTTGCGGTACGCCACCAGGCGACCACCGCCATCGGCAGAGGCGTTGCGCGCCTCGCGCAGCGGCTGAATGTCCAGCGCCTGGCCGGTCTCGGCGGTGTAGATGTTGTTCCGGCGGATGTACTCCAGGACGGTCATGAAGCCGTCGCCTGCACCCATGCGGCGGGTGGCCACGTCGCGGAACGCCTCCGGAGGCATGCGCAGGGTATCGGCCCACTCGACCTCTTCCGAGTTGTCACGGATGCCGCCCAGGGCGAAGTTCACGTCAGCCATGATCTGGTCGACGGTCTTGTTCACCCAGAAGATGCCGGTACCGGCACCAGCTGCATCAGCACGCTGCACCTCGCCGTTGTTCAGCAGGCCGGTCCAACTCTTCTCGGTCGAACCGCGCATGGCGATGTCGTTCAGCAGGCGTTCGACCTTGTCGGCGGCGCTCATGGCCTTGGTGTCGTTCAGGGCAATGCCGTACAGCGCGGCCTGGTTGACCTCTTCCAGGTTCCACTCCCAGCCCGAACCGATCATGGCGAAGTCGTGCGACGCCTGGCCACGGGTGGCTTGGTTGAACGGCATGTCGGTACCGGCGCCGCTGAGGAACTTGGCCTCGCCGGCGGTATCGACGGTGAAGAAGGTCGTACCGATGGCCCACGGCTGGCCTTCGGTCACGACCGGCACGTGCGCGGCGTAGTTGAAGGTCGGGTAGCGGCGCTGGTAGACGCGGGTCTCGATGTTGCGGCCTTGGGCCAGAACAAATGGGAACGCCGCCTGTGCATCAGCAAATTGATTCATGTTGGCAGGTCCTCAGCCTTAAGCGGCAGCAATCGGGCGCAGGCCCATGGAGATTTCGACGATGTCGCCGTCGACGCCAGTGGTGTCGAAGACGACGTTGGGCAGCGGGCCGACGATGCCGGCACCGGCAGCGCCCACGTAGCGGTTGGTTGATGCGTTGTAGAACACCGCGCCACCATCAGCGACAGCGCCACCGGCCTGGACCTTCATGCAGCCCATGGTCATGAAGGCACCGGTGAAGTACTGCGGGTAGCCGTCGACCAGGGTCGAGCCGTCAGCAACCGGAGGCACGGCAGGGTTCAGCACGGCGAAGCCGATGAATGTGCCAGCCGCCAGGGGGAGGACGCCGTGGTCGCCCGCGCCACGCTGGACTGGGGCGCCGAAGCGGATCCCTTGAGCGTTCTCGACGGTGCGGGAGATCTTGTTGCACTTCTCCTCGCTGGCGATCTGGCCGACCAG